GGGTAAGCGCACGGAAGTGACTCCCCCTTCCCGCGTCGGGAAGGGGGCCGGGGGGTTAGGCGGGATACCCGCTAACCCGGAACAGCTTCGGCAAGCACTCCAGCGTGGCTCCCCCTTCCCGTGTCGGGAAGCGGGCTATCGTGCGACGGGATACCCGTTGACCCAGAACAGCTTCGGCAAGCACTCCAGCCTGGCTCCCCCTTCCCGTGTCAAGAAGCGGGCTATCGTGCGACGGGATACCGGTTGACCCAGAACGGCTTCGGCAAGCGCTCCAGCCTGACTCCCCCTGCCCGCTGATCTTCTACGGAGGCGCAAGCTACTGCCTCATGCGACGGCGAGGCTGGTATGTTTGTTGCAGCGCTAGAGGGGAGTGAGATACCCCCACCTCCGCGGTTCGTTTACCCCGCGACCTGCGACCACACCGCGCCGCGGTAGTCGAGCCACCCGCCGCCGAACTCCCACCGCACCTTGAAGCTGATCTGGTCGTTTGTGAAGACCTGCCCCTCGAGCGGCGCGTCCTGCATCAGCAAGTCGGGCGTTTCGCGTCCGCCCACGAAACCCACCTCCACCGTCTCCACGTGGCGTGGGTCGGCCACCACGTACCAGTCCGTCGCGTCGGTGAACTGCGCCACGGACAGCGGTTCCAAGGCGCCCCGTAGGACGTTCGCGTCGTTGTTCATCGACCCGGGCACCAACGTGCTACTGACCAACGTCATCGCGGTGAACAGCAGGTCGGGGGGCACCAACAGGTAGGCCGGTCGAAGGTTCAGGCGCTTCCCCGCGGTGTTCGTCTGCTTCATCATCAGCGTCATCGCCGACTGCAACGCCGTCGCCGAGAGCGAACTGGTCAGTCGGTTCGTGTGGGCCGTCTGCGTGCCGTCGTCGAAGACCTTCGTGCCGTCCGACATCGTTGGATTGCCGGTGAAGAGGCCGTACACGAACTCGTTGATCGTGATCGCCGCCGCGATCGCCAGTTTTGATGGCACCTTTCGGATCGCGTCGAGGTCGTCGTTCAAGATCGCCTCGCGCGTGACGACGACGAGGTTCCCCTTCTTCACCGGTGCGTACGTCTCGCGCGTGTCGTCCCACGACAGGTTCGTGTACGCCGACCCTTCACTCACCGTACTGAGCGACGCGAAGTCGTGCAGGCGAATGCGGTCTTGCGACTTGAAATCGCGCAACGCGCGGATCGTCACGAACCGGCGCCAGTCCTGCGGTTGGCCGTCGTAGTCCTGTACGAGACGCTTGGTCATGCTGTTCAACAGCGCTTGGTTCAGGATGGTCGTCGTGACCTCGTTCGCCTCGCGCGCGATGGAGAGTGCCGGGTTGACGGTTCCGGTGACGCCGGCATCGCCGGTCACCTGCACGTAGGCTTCGCGGAGTCCCGTCCACCGTGGCGCCCGGATCCCCGCGCGCCGGACGGTGGCGACATCCGGGTCGGAGTCGTCCTCACGCACCCCGAACAGGCGGTCCATTGCGATCTGCACGACGGCCCGGGCGCGCGCGCTTCCGCTGTCGCCGACCTCCGTGCGGGCGGCGCCGTGTCCGCGAACGAGGCCTGCGTCGCGGTTGGGGCTGTCGGCCGGAGCGGTAGCCCCGATGCCTCCAAGGGCGCGCAACGCCGCGAGGGCCTCCACCTCGGCGTCGAGTGCCGCCTCAAGGGCACGGGCGTAGGCGTCTCGGTCACGCCATGCCGGCGCAACGTCGGCGGTCGTCGCCGGATCGGCGAAGGGATCCCACTGGGCGCGCACCTTTCGGGTGATCGGGGCGGGCAAGGCGCGTTCGGCCAGTCGCTCGAGGAGAACGTGCGCGCACTCAAGGCGAAGTCGCGACGCGGCGTGCGGGTCGCTCGCTTCCGTGACCGATGCGTCGGCCGTTGCGTGCGACGTGACCGACCGTGGCGCGTCTTGCGTCGTCATGCCGATCACCGAGGCGCCATCCTCGCGCACCGCGATGAGGGTTGGGTCGAGGATCGTGCCAGTAAAGGTTGCGTCGAGGGTTGTGCCAGAAGAGTATGGGTCGTCGTTCATGAGTGCCTCCCTTCCATCACGCTTCGTTAGGGGCATTTGCGTGCGCCGACGAGGTTGCAGCGAAGCACCTCCGGACCTCCTACGCAGGTACTCCGCTAATGCATGACTTCATTGCGTGCCGAGTGCCGAGGGGCGTCATGTCGTCCCCGCCCGGCGCGGCGCTTGGCGCGTCATCCCGATGGCGGCGCCCGTCCGCCGCCGGCGTCGAGTCGGTGCAGGAACCGCCCGCCGGCACTCGCCCGCGTCACGACGTCGCAACTGCGCACGACCGGCACCGCCTCCACTACCGAGGTGCCGGGGCGCAACCGGGCGAGGGCGTCGATGGATAGCCCTACCACCTCGCGCCCGGAGGTCGTCGTCGCCACTGCAAGGCCGTCCACCCATCCGGCGTGCGCCATTAAGTGAAGCGTCGCCTCGACGGCGAGGCACGGCCCGTAGGTCGACGATAGGCCGACCGACTCTGGCGACACCTCCCGCACAACCGCATCTGCAAACTGACCGACGAGGTCGCGCACCGACCGTGCCGGCTGCAGACGATCTCCGAGAATGGTTGGATGGTCGGCGAAGCACCGCAACCCGTCGACGTGCCGGGCGATGTCGGCCACCGCCCCGCGCGTGTACGTCCGGCCGCTAAGCGCCGGTCCCTCGCGCACGATCACCACGCGCCACGTGCTCATGTTGTCCTCCGCGGCGCGTCCCCGGTTGCGCCGGTGCGCCCCTCGACCTCGTCCGCCTCGCCCGCCAGTCGCCACCACAAGCGCCGGGCTTCGTCGGACGTTGCCCACCCACGGTCGGTTGCGGTGGCGAGGGCGACGGTCGCCTGGGCCAGGGCTGATGCCTGCGCCTCCTTTTGGTCGGCCACCGGCTCATCGAAGGTGACGACGAAGCGCCGGTCGACCCGAGCGGAGAGGCGTCCGGCGCCAACCTGCGCCTCGAGGGCACGGTCGATGAGTCGGACAAGCAAGCGCCGCAGGAACTCTTGGCGGCGTGCGAATCGCTTGATCGCGGGGAGGCCCATCTCGGCGGCGGTCGCGCGGTTGGTGTTGCCGCCTTCGGAGAGGTAATGCTCGGGTACGCCGGCACCGGTCGCGATCATCAGGCGCAGGGCGCGCCCGTCGTCACGGACGTCGTCGGCACCGATGTTCGGTTGCACCGCGCGCCACGACTCGACCTCGTTGTGGAAGAGGATGCTCCCCGGTTCGGGCGGGTACGCCTCGTACTCGCGGCGCAGTCGTTCCAGATCCTCGCGCCGCCCGCCGGTGATCGTGACGTCGTAGAGGAAGGCGCCCTTGCTGCGGTTGATGCGCACGCGGTCGAGCAACCACTCCTTGTAGCGGATCAACCACGGCAGGACCGGCGCCAGGTCGGAACGGCCTCGACGCGCATTGGACACCCGATTGATCGCAAAGTGGTCGACCTCCGTCGCCGGGATCCACGTGCCCTCAAGGTTGATGACCCCCGCCGCACTGGGGGGCCTCCAGAGGTATCGCAGCGGTCGCTCCACGTCGTGCGGATCGGTCTCGATCGCCTCGACATGCAGGGGGTCGAGTTGCCGGACAACGACACGGCCGGTCGTTGGGTCAGTGAAGGCGCGGATGAACTGCTCGCCGAAGAGTGCCAACTCGGTCTGAATCGCGTAGACACGCATGTCGAGGCGGTTTGACGGGTCGTGCCAGAAGCGATCGATCGCTCGTTGCACACGCGCATCGGTGGCGGTGGCCCGCACGCCTCCGCCGAGGACGAAGTTGGTGGATTGCTCGATGACGGCGTAGGCGAGCGGGTTGGTGCAATACGCCTCGTAGGCGTCGAGGAGGAGTTGGCGCGCGGCCGACGGGTCGGTGTCGCGGTCGGTACCGGGTAGGCCGGCGGCACGACGCCATCCCCAGTCGTCGTCGGGGACGGTGTCGGCGTTCTCGCGGGCGCGCACCCAGACGTGGGCCGCGCCCGAGTCTTGCGGTTCACCGCTGGATGGTCGTGTCGGCGCGTCGGGGGGAATGGCCACGTGGCAGCCTCCGAGCCGGTCGCGCGACATGGCGCGTCTCGGCTACCAGTGACACTGCCCGTGTGGGGGCGCCGCGTGACGTTGTGTGGCACGTGGGACACGCCAGCCTCGCCGGCGAATGAGGCGACAGGGACGCATGGAACGCGGGGCGGCGCATCCGCCCCGCCCCGCCCTTCATCGATTTGCCACGACGGTTAGTCGTCATCCTTATCGATGTCTTTGCCCTGCAACCGGGCGGTCAGGGCGTCCCATTCCTCCTCGACGTTTTCCCACTTTCTCGCCACGTCGTTGAGTTCGGATGCGATCATCGACCAGTCCTCCCATTCCTCTTCGGATTTGATCGGGGAGCCGTCCCAGCCGTACTCCACTTCCTCGTCGTCGTCGCCGTCGTCGGCATCCTCGTCGTCGTCGTCGTCGTCGGCATCGTCGGCATCGTCGTCGTCATCGCCGACGTGCGAGAGAGAATTCTCCGCCGCCTCGTGCGAAGCCTCCGCCTCCGCAGCGGCTTCGATGGCATTTGCGGCAAACGTCTCCCACCGCGCCGCCCACGCCTCCTCCGTCACGTCGTCCGGGCGTGCGTCTTCCCACGCTTGGCGCGCCGTGGCCTCGGCCGCCTCAGCGTTTTCACGTGCATGTTCGGCCCCCGCTACGGCGAAGCCTGCCTCTTCACCGATTGTCTGTGCTGCCGGCATTACTGTGCCCTCCTACATCAATAGGTGCGTTGCAGAGGGCAACCGTGACACAACTTGCATGTCCACAAGATAGCCGTGTGCGAGGCTACGTTGGGTCCGTTCTACCCACGGCACCGTCGAAACGTGCGCCGGTTACGTTCGCCCCCCAAAGGTCGGCCCCACGTAAGTACGCCCCGTCCAACCTCGCCCCGACAAGGTTCGTGCGCATGAGGTTGGCCATGAACAGGTTCGCGCCACGCAGGTCTGCCCCCGCGAGATTGGCGCCCCACAGGTAGGCGCCGGACAGGTCTGCCCCCGCGAGGTCTGCCCCCGCGAGGTTTGCCTCCCTGAATGTCGCGTTTCGCAAGTCCGCGCCGCGGAAGTCACGCCCGCGGAGATCTTGGCCGGCGTACTCCGCGCCGATCGAGTCCTCGTTGCGAGGGTTGTCGTTGCTCACGATCGCCTCATGCGTCGCCGAGGCCCTCTTCTCGCCTGATGCGCCGGCGAGGCCTTTTTATATCGCCTCACGCGCCGGCGAGGCTGATTCGTTCTCCCTTCCCTGAGTGGCTTGAGAGGTACTGCCGTGTCGCCCCCACCCCCTGCCCCTCCCCCGCTGACGCAGGAGAGGGGAGTGAGGCGTGCCTCGCCTCGAAGACGCAAGCCACGAACGCACAACGGATCGTCCGCACGAGGCACGGGCACTCGGTGCCGTCTGGGTGTTGCGCGAGTACGGGGCCGACAACTCCGTGCGGAAGAATGGCGGTGCCATCCCTCGGTGGTGGCCGTGGATGCGTTCCGGACGGATCGCAAACGATGTCGCGACGCAGGCACACCTGCCGGGCTTGATGACGCCGCCGCTTGCGAAGGCGATGACGCAGTGCTTCCCGACGACGTATCTGGACGCGGTTCTTTCGCACGTCGCCACAACTCGATCCTGGCAGGAGAGGCAGGCGGACGAGTGCG